AAATAAGTTTATCTCAAAGAAAATCATTAGATGAAAGTACATTTGAAAAACCTGCTTGGTCCGAGTACCAAGCGTATCAATTAGGAATTCAAAAAGCTTTCAACAAACTATATAATCTTATTCATGACCAAGGAGAATAGTAATGGCAGAAGAAACAATAATTAAACAACAAGATCAATCTGTTGAGTCAACTACCCAAGAGACTCAGCAACAAGATACCCAAGCTAAACCATTTGAGATTCCGACAGAAGCTCAAGAATTGGTAGGTGAAGGTAAGAAGTACTCAAGTGCAGAAGAAGCTTTAAGATCTGTACCTCATGCTCAACAGCATATCAAAACCTTAGAGGAAGAGATGGCTGAGTTAAAAGAGGAATTATCTAAGCGTAAAACTACACAAGAGCTTCTAGATGAAATAAAGTCTGGAGGACTACCTGTAGGGAACACCACCCAGGAGGTTGGACTGAACCAAGATAACGTAATGGAACTGGTTAATCAAACTCTTCAGCAAAGAGAATTACAAACTAAAGCTAAACAAAATGCTTCTCAGGTAGCTAATACCTTTAACGATAAGTATGGTGAACAAGCTGAAAAAGTTTATAATACTTTAGCTAAAGACTTAAACCTTTCTGTTCAACAATTAAACGATCTTGCTACAAGATCTCCAAACGTTGTGTTAAAATTAGCAGGCTTTGATGCGAAAGCTCAAGCTTCTAATGTAGTTAAACCAACAAGCTCTGTTAATACAGAAGCTCTAGGTCAAGTTAGAACACAGCAAACTGAGTCTGCACGAGTACCTAAAGGTGCTAGTACTAAAGATTTAGTTAATGCTTGGAGAGCTGCAGGCGAGAAAATTAAACAATCTTAATTTAAGGATAAATTATGGCACAATTAACTACAAATACAAATGCGTTTATTGAATCGCAACAGTATTCACAGTTCATCCTTGAAAACTTACATGACTATCTACTACCAGAAGGTATGTGGAGAGACGTAACAGACTTCGGTTCAGGCACAACTCTTAACATTAAAACTGTAGGTACTGTAAGTATTCAAGATGCTGCTGAGGATACACCTTTAACATTCTCACCTATCGACACAGGTACATTAACTCTTTCTATTACTGACTATGTTGGTGATGCTTGGAAAGTTTCTGATGATCTTCGTGAAGATGGTTCACAAGTAGACACTCTAATGGCTATGAGAGCTATGGAATCTACACGAGCTCTTGGTGAAAACCACGAAACTAAGTTTTTAAACGTTGCTAATGCAGCTCAAACTGCAGCAGGTCTTAACTTAGTAAACGGCAGACCACACAGATGGGTAGGCTCTGCTGCTGAAAGTGCACGTACACTTACATTAAATGACTTCATTTCTATGAAATTAGCATTTGATAAAGCTAACGTACCTGCAGGTGGACGTATCGCTATCGTTGATCCAGTTGTTGAAGCTACATTAAACAGCTTACAAAACTTAGTTAACGTTTCAAATAACCCAATGTTTGAAGGTATGGTAACAGAAGGATTTGCTCGTGACCACAAATTTGTACGTAACATCTTTGGTTTCGATGTATACACTTCTAACTTCCTACCATCATTAACAGCTACAGAAGCAATCAATGCTACAAGCTATGGCTTGACATCTGAAACTGCTGCTGTTGGTGATAAAGCAAACATCTTTATGTGTGTGGCTGACGATACATGTAAGCCAATTATGCACGCATGGAGACGAGCTCCTCAAACAGAAGGATGGAGAGACAACGAAGAACGTGCAGATAAGTTCCAAGTAACTTCACGTTTTGGTTTAGGTGCTCAACGTGTTGACACATTGGGTGTAATTTTAACTCATCCATCTAACTACTAAGGAGACTATAAATGGCTTATGAAAATAACGCAGGTTTAGGCGTACTAAACCACTATGGTCCTAGAGAAACTACTAAAAAATATGGTGGTGAATATGGAACTAAAACTTCTATTAAAACAGTAGAGTGGGAGTTTACATATAACGATCTACCAGGCGAAGGTACTTCTGCATTGGAATATTCTATTCCTGCTAATGCTAGTATTCTTTCTGCTAAATTTATTGTAGATTCTCCATGGACTTCTACTTCAGGAACTACTGATTTATTAGTAGGTCTTAATGACAAAGACGGCAACGTTATTG